CTCTGTGGATCACCTTGGGTGGTTGAAAACCCATCAGTCTTTGGAAACATGGGAAAAATTTGTGGCATTCACTCCCTCGGGGGTAGCAACATCACTGGATCCGTCCCCATCACCATTGAGGGACTCTTGGAAATGGAAGCCTGTTTCTCTCCAACAGAAAAGGCATCCTTTAACCCATCGAAAGTTACGACTGAGATGGCTTCAGGACCAGAAGATGACACCACATTGATTTTCCACACTTTTCATGGAACGACAACACCACGAGATGCCTTTGTGCAACCTCGTAAGACAGAAATCAAGCCCTCCCCAATCTTTGGGGAGATCATGCCAGTAACACACGAACCTGCCGTCCTTTCGAACAGGGACAAAAGACTGACAAAACCAGAAGTATTCGACGACGAACTTCTTCGCAAAACAGATTTCCAAGTCACTTGGTTCAAAGACCAAAGTGAAGTGGACGACGCTGTAACAGACATCATTGATGAGCTCAACGAGCTCCCGGTTAATGGTCCCGCACGGTTGTTGACACTAGATGAAGCCATCAACGGCGTTGATGGTGCTCCTCACTCTGAGGATGCTGGATTGGAAATGCGAAATTCGCCTGGATACCCATGGAACAAACTACATCAAGGAAAAGGAAAGTTCCCCTTCTTCGAGCAGCTCCCCCAAAAATTGGGCCAAAGACTTAAGTATAAGTTGACAGACCCAACGCTCAGGAAGAGAGTCGATGAACGAGTTCACTTGGCCCTCAATGGCCAGGTTCCCAATGACTCGGTCTGGTTGGACGTCATGAAAGATGAACTCCGACCAAAGGCAAAGATTGCCAGTGGATCGACGCGGATCATCAACGCGCCTCCATTGGATTTAATGATTGCGATGAATATTTTCTTCGGAGCTTTCAGAATCTTTTTCATGGACCCTAAAAACTGTGGACTTCCCTTGGAATCTGCGCTTGGAATCGATCCCAGGAAGACTTGGTGCGAGCTAGGAATCATCTTCAAAACAGCCGCCCATATTTTTGGCATCGATTACACGAAATTCGATTCGTCACAAGCCGCCGAATTCTACAAAGAATGTGCAAAGATTATCAACGCATGGTACGAGGAACACCAAGAAGACAAAAGAGATTTCGAGCGGGAATGTCTCGCACGCGAAACGATCATGTTCGAGGTTGGCCAAACATTGCATCTGTTTGGAAACCAGAAATACACTGATGATCATGGATTGCCCTCCGGGGTTCCGGGTGGTTTTACCACCATCCTAAACATCATGGTGAACAAGATTGTGGCGAGAGTCACTTTTGGACGAACTGGACTACACGTATCACAGTACAGGAAGTACACCCGAAACATTTTCCTCGGAGATGATGGTGCCCACTCGGTGATTAAGGTCCCTGACCCGAAAATCGAAGAAAAACTCTACAAATACAATCGTATTGAGTTAGCCAAAGTCGCTGGAGAAATTGGAATGAAGGTAACAATGCCTGACAAAGTTTCGGATCTGACGCACTCTGACAAATTCGAGGATATGTCCTTCCTCAAATCATCGTTCCTTGATGCGGTGATTCCCGG